TCACCAATACCAACGACAAGGTAGGCGTCATTGCTCTTGAGGAGGATTGGCGTAGGACTGTTGATGGTATCTTATCTATTGAGGCTAATGATCGCCTGCACATTGATAGCGTCAGAGCTAAGTACAGTGAAGAAGAGATAGATAATTTCTTTAATGTTCTTTATGACGGGCAGAACAAGAACCGCGTCTTTGTCCATGCCCATCTTGGGATGAACGATGTTGATAGTGTGTTCTCTAAACTGCGCTTCATGGCAATGGGCCTTGAGTGTAAGTGGATAGTTTTTGACCACTTGCATATGCTTCTGTCCATGACAACGGATGGTGACGAGCGCCGTAACATTGATGCAATTATGCACAACTTCAGAACGCTGGTAGAAGAGACAGGCGTGGGCCTGATACTTGTGTCACACCTCAGAAGGATTGATGGCAATCGCGGTCACGAGAATGGTATTGAGACAGGACTGAATCACCTACGCGGTTCACAGAGTATCGCTCAGTTGTCAGACTGTGTGATATCTTTGGAGCGTAACCAACAATCAGAAGATCCCGTTGAAGCCAGCACCACACGAGTCCGTGTACTGAAGTCCAGATACACAGGCGATGTGGGTTTAGCAACACACTTGTTTTACGACAAGGACAGTGGTAGGCTCAGTGAGATATCAATGGAAGTAGAAGAGCAAGAGGAGATTGAGTTGTGATTAGCTGGGTAATAGTATTAGCAGTATGGATGGCTTACATTGAAATTGAGCATCCTGATCGTATGTACGAAGCAAAGGATGAAGTCTCTCATGAAGAGCATAGTATTTGACATAGAAGCAGACAGCCTAGAGCCTACGAAGATCTGGTGTATCGCGGCTGTCGATCCTGACTCTGGGGAGACAAAGACCTTTGGGCCTACTGAGATTGTTCAGGGCTTGGCTCATCTCTCCAATGCAGACAAACTGATAGGTCATAACATCATTGGTTATGACTTACCAGCCATTAAGAAGATACACAATATTGATCTAGCAGAGAATCGTGCAATTGTAGACACGCTGGTATTGTCTCGACTCTTTAACCCAACACGCGAGGGTGGACACAGCCTTGAGTCTTGGGGCTATCGCATTGGTCTTCAGAAAATAGATCACAAAGAGTTTGGTGAGTACTCTCCAGAGATGCTGAACTACTGCCGCAATGACGCAGTACTCAACGCCAAGATGTTTAATAATCTTAAAGCAGAATCACGGGGCTTCAGCCGACAGTCCGTAGTGTTGGAACATGAAGCACTAAAGATTATTGCAGATCAAAGAGAACATGGTTTTCTTCTGGATGTACAGGCCGCAACGCTACTTGTTGCTGAGTTGACTGACCGCCTTAAGGAAGTAGAACGTGAGGTGCAGAAGACCTTCAGACCTAAGCAAATAAAAACTATTCTTCTACCACACTTTACCAAGACAGGTGCGCTATCTAAGATGGGCCTTATCCAAGGCTCAGAAAAGAAGAGCCGCTTGACTCAAGAAGAATATGAAGAGCTTGCAATCAAGCGTAAGGCTGTACGGATTGAAGAAGTACCTTTTAATCTTGGCTCGCGCAAACAGATAGGTGAGTATCTGATTGACTTTGGGTGGAAGCCCAAGCGGTTCACGCCTACAGGCCAGCCAATCGTTGATGAGTCTACGCTCAGTAAGATTAAAGATATTCCAGAGGCCACACTGATTGCTGAGTACCTTCTGCTTCAGAAGCGAATAGCACAGGTGTCCTCTTGGCTTGAGGCCTGTCACGACGATGATCGTGTTCGCGGTTTTGTTAATCCAAACGGAACTATCACAGGTCGCATGACACACAACAGCCCCAACATGGCACAGGTTCCTAACCTCTCAGCGCCCTACGGCAAAGAGTGTCGGGCTTGTTGGACTGTGGCAGATGGATACAAGCTAGTTGGTATTGACGCCAGTGGTCTTGAGTTACGGATGCTGGCACACTACATGAAGGACGAGGGATTCAAAGATGAAATATTGCACGGAGACATACACTCAGCTAACCAACGACTTGCAGGGCTTGAATCGAGAAATCAAGCAAAGACATTTATCTATGCCCTCTTATACGGAGCAGGAGATGAGAAGCTTGGCAGTGTGGTTGGAGGAAACAAGCGTGATGGTGCGGAACTTAGAAAGCGTTTCTTCGATAATCTCCCTGCATTTAAACATCTTAAAGACACAGTTGGACGAGCGGCTTCAAAAGGTTTCCTCAAAGGACTAGATGGGCGTAAGCTATATGTCCGATCTGAACACGCCGCACTGAACACACTGCTTCAAAGTGCTGGTGCTATCGTCATGAAGCAGGCGATGATAGGACTCAATCAGCTAATCAGACTCAACACTCTGGACGCACACTTTGTCTGCAACGTGCATGATGAGTGGCAGTTAGAAGTAAAAGAATCTGTGGCTGATTCAACAGGAATGCTGGGGGTTGATGCAATAAAGCAGTCGGGTGAGGAGCTAGAATTATTCTGCCCTCTTGATGGGGAGTACAAGATAGGAGATAACTGGAGTGAAACACACTAAAGTATATACTTTGTGGGGGAATATGTACGCCTCTGATGGTGTTTATCTTCCAGACGAAATCACATCAGGAAGCTATGTACACTGTTGCCACACACAAGACAGGGAGCAATGGATAGAATATAATGGCACATATATTACTGCCTATGATTCAAAAACAGACAAGCATTACGATATATCAGATGATGAGTTTTATGAAGGCTTAGATGAAGATACTCCAATGGCAGAAATATACGATGCTTTTGATTTGGGGCCGGGGACTAGGAGAATAATAAATGGTAAAGAGTGTGTGTATTGGACTGATGGTATGTGGATTTCTAGAGAAAGGGTGGAATTAGATGAACGCCCAGCATGAGCCTAACAGAGTCGGTGACCTAGCTGAACATTACGCCATCACATGGCTATGGGACAACGGCTATCATGTGTTCAAGAACTGTGGATGCACAGGGCCAGTGGACATTGTTGCCATGAACCCAGAAGGCGAGATCACTTTGATAGATGTGAAGTCTTATAAAGACGGCAGGCTATCTGCAAAGACTCCACTTCAGAAAGAACTTGGCGTACAATACTTACACTACAATTCAAAGACACGGAAGTGTCGATTCGTAAGGCATAGGAAATGAAACTTGACACACTAATTGACGATATTTATGGACAGCTTTCAGAGCTATCCGAAGGTCGTGAATTTAATTTAAGTGATGAAGATCTGGACTTCACGCTGGCTCGTATCAAGGACTCGCTTCTAGCTTGGGCTAGGCCATCAGAAAGAAACTCAGAGTTTTCTCTGCGTATGTCTAATGTTGGTCGCCCTGCTCGACAGCTTTGGTACGAACAGAACCGTGAGTCTGAGCCGTCAGTACCTTCACCATCCCTACAAATAAAATTTCTTTATGGTCATCTCCTAGAAGAGATCCTGCTTATGCTTGTCAGGGCTTCAGGCCATGAGGTCACTGATGAACAGAAAGAGGTTACGGTTAAGGGTGTGAAGGGACACATTGATTGTAAGATTGATGGGGAAGTGGTTGATATCAAGACCGCATCTAAGTTCTCGTTCAATAAGTTCCGCGAGGGACGGCTACGAGAAGATGATCCTTTCGGATATATGTCACAGCTTGCAGGCTACGAGGAGGCTGAGAAGTCCTCTGAGGGCGGCTTTCTTGTAATCAATAAAGAGAGTGGTGAGTTGTGTTTATATCGCCCAGAGGAGCTTGACAAGCCTAGTATCAACACTCAGATACAGGATGTGAAGAAAGCCTTGAAGCTGGCTACTCCACCTCCACGCTGTTATGAATCTGTACCAGAGGGGAAGAAAGGCAACATGAGACTGCACCGTAATTGTACGTATTGTCCGTACAAGTTTGAGTGCTACAAAGACGCAAACAACGGTCAGGGTATTCGGACATTCCAATATGCGAATGGGCCAACGTATCTTACTCATGTTGAAGTTGCACCAAGAGTCGAGGAGATTGTGTGAACCGGAAGATAATGAAAAAGATTAACAGACAGGTTAAGGTTATTTCTGTCGAGTGGTTGCACAGCATCATGCCTGAAGGAGAAGCAGATAAAATAAATCTGAAAAACTTTAGGCAGTATCTAAACCAAACATCTCACTACTTCAAAGATAAGCAGTTCTTTAACTCTGCTTTTACAGAAAGGTGGACAAGGAATAAGCTGAAAGATTTTTATAACAAAAATCCATATAGGCCTATTGACAGCTATACTATCGCTGACTTACAATGAAACCTTTAAGCTTAGAGGCGCTAATATTTTATTGCGCCAAGCAACTAGCAGAAGAAGAGACTATAGACGATGACTTGTTGTTTGAGTTATATGTTATACTGAAAATTCACTTTGAAGGAATACCTACAGTACATTGAAACCTAGAATAAAAAAGGGGTACAGGAAGGCCCGTGTCAAAAGGCCTACTGATAAGGCACCCGTGAGGGGATACGATTCTAATTGGGAGTATGAGCTTCACTCAGGCATACTCAACGATTGGAGTTTGCACTCTGAAAAGACTGCATATGTTGTTGAACATACCTACCATCCAGACTTCATTCGCGAGATAGACGGAAAGAAAATCTATCTAGAGGCGAAGGGCCGCTTCTGGGATCACAACGAATACAACAAATATGTTTGGATAGCTAAAGCTCTTCCAAAAGACATTGAGTTGGTGTTCTTGTTTGCTGATCCTAATGCCCCCATGCCCCAAGCAAAGCGTAGGAAGGATGGCACAAAGCGCAATCACGCTGAGTGGGCCTCTTCAAAAGGGTTCCGTTGGTTTTCTGAAGACAGTATTCCAGCCTCTTGGATAGACGCTTCAAAGAGGGAGAGCCTAAGCGATGATGAATGACCGCAAACGTGAACGGTTGGAAAAGTTTAGCCGACACAAAAGAAAAAAGTACGAAGAACGTGACGATGAAAAGTACAAGCCAATCAAGAAGCGAAACAAATATAAGCTAAACATAAATGACTTAAATGATATTGAAGAGTTGGAATGAAGTCACCCTGCACAAAGGTTTGTAAAATAGAAAACGGAGTGTGCATTGGATGTGGAAGAAATCTAAACGAAATCAGTAACTGGTCTAAATACACAACCGAAGAAAGGAGTAAGATCATTGGACGCCTATCAACAATACATTCACAAAAGCCGATACGCTCGCTACCTTCCAAGTGAAGAGCGCAGAGAAACATGGAAAGAAACAGTAACCCGCTACATCAAATACTGGGGAGATAAACTTAATGATGATGAGCGTGTAGAATTATTTAAAGCTATACATGATCTAGAAGTCATGCCATCTATGAGGGCTTTGATGACCGCTGGTGAGGCGCTAGATCGTGATAACATGGCAGGATTTAATTGTAGCTACATTGCCATTGATAGCCCCCGTTGCTTTGATGAGATGATGTACGTACTTATGTGCGGGACAGGCGTTGGGTATAGCGTCGAAGATCAATATGTTTCAAAACTTCCAGAGATTGCAGAGGACTTTCATGCCACAGATACAGTCATACACGTACCGGATTCAAAAATTGGATGGGCGAAATCGTATCGGGAGTTGGTATCGTTGTTATATAGTGGTCAAATACCAGAATGGGATACATCTAGAGTTCGACCTGCGGGTGCCTCGCTCAAGACTTTTGGAGGTAGAGCAAGCGGCCCAGAACCGCTTATCGACCTCTTCAAATTTACAGTTAGATTATTTAAGAGCGCGGCTGGACGAAGACTTACGTCCCTTGAATGCCACGATCTTTGCTGTAAAATCGCTCAAATCGTCGTTGTCGGAGGAGTCAGACGATCAGCCTTAATTAGTTTGTCAGATCTTTCTGACGATGCACTACGCCAAGCAAAGCACGGAGCTTGGTATAACACTGAGTCACAACGAGGACTCGCAAACAACAGTGCCTGCTATAACAGCAAGCCATCTTTTGAACAATTTCTAGACGAGTGGAGGAGTCTTTATGAATCAAAAAGCGGAGAACGCGGAATCTTCAGTAGAGCCGCAAGCCAAAAACAAGCTGAAAGAAACGGTAGGCGCGATAGCGACAGAGATTTCGGAACAAATCCATGCAGTGAGATCATCCTTAGAAAGTCACAAGTATGCAACCTTTCAGAAGTTGTCGTCAGACCGGAAGATACGGCTGAATCTCTCAGGAGAAAAGTACGAATTGCGACTATCTTGGGAACTCTCCAAGCCACCCTCACGGACTTCAGATACCTAAGAGGAATCTGGAAAGCTAACACCGAAGAAGAGTCTTTGTTGGGTGTGAGCCTTACGGGTATTCTTGATAACCCTCTGATGACTCTTGAGAACGATGACCTTGATTTACTCCTTGAAGGCCTGCGTGATGTTGCTATTGAAACCAACAAAGAGTGGGCAGAGAAACTAGGTATCCCTCAGAGCGCGGCTATCACTTGCGTTAAACCTAGCGGTACGGTTTCCCAAATGGTAGATTCTGCGTCAGGCATCCACGGACGCTATGCCCCTTTCTATATTCGACGGGTTAGGGCAGATATGCGTGATCCATTATGTGCTGTCTTAGAAGACGCTGGAGTGCCTTGTGAGATGGATAACTTCTCACCCACTACCAAGGTATTCTCCTTCCCTAAGAAGGCTCCAGAGGCCGCTGTGTTTGCTTCTGAGCAGTCTGGTATGGAACAGCTAGAGTTATGGGCCAAGTACCAAGAGCATTGGTGTGAGCATAAGCCCAGCATCACTGTCTACTACCGCGACTCAGAGTTTCTTGAGATTGGTAATTGGGTGTACAATAACTTTGATACCATCTCAGGCATATCTTTTCTACCTTATGATGAACACAGCTATGCCCAAGCACCATATGAACAGATCACAGAGGATGAATACGCTGAAATGGTCAAGGACTTTCCAACAGAATTTGATTGGAATCTCAACGAAGCGGATGACTTCACTGAAGGAGCGCAAACACTAGCTTGTGTTGGCGGTGCTTGCGAACTCTGATGGTTGCGCGGGACGCAACAATAATAGGGTTTCGGGTATTGATAGACTCAGACGGCTTGTTAGTTACTGAGCAGACTGAACTGCCAGATGAACATATAGCCAAGGTCTTTCGGGAGGAAGAATCTCAAGTATTAATTCGTGCGGCTATCAGAGCCTTTAAAGAAATTACTGGAGATGTACATTCTAAACTGGAGACAGAGATAGACGCTATCAACAGGGTTTGCTAACATCCATTGCGGATGAGATAAGCCCACCTGTATCAGCCCTGTGGCGAGCAGTTTCCTTTGCAATCTTTTTAGGTTGCTTTGAAAATTGCTTGCCTTTTTTTGTGTCTTCTCTTTTCTTTGCAGACGTTGCGGCATACTCTGCGGAGGACAAAGATTCTCTAGCACTCTTAGGAAGATAGCGTTCACCCGTAGCCTTTGGGCCTTGTGTAGAAGGCTTACCAGACTTGGTTCCCCAATCTTCTTTTGTCCAATCCTTTAGGGATTGCTGAGACTTTTTAAGTGCCATACAAATTCCTCTTATATAATTTTATGTAGAACTTGGCTTTATGTGTAGCCGCCTCCCGCGTCTTTGTACTGCTTGGCAAGAAATTGGGCTTTACGTGCAGACCACTGCCCCGGCTTACCGCCTTTGCTACCCGCTTTAATTTTGTTAAACAGACGCTTACGCATCTCTGGCTTAGTGTAGTTTCCTGCCTCATTAACTTTACTTCCTTCATTATACATTTGTCGCTCTAGATCAAAGATACTTTTCATATTCACTCCATATCAAAGACAGACTTGTAAGAGACTTTACCGCCTCTACTATAAGCAACATTACGCTTCATCTTTCGGGCTTCTGATCTACGCTGTTGTTCACTGCCTACACCGTATGCAAAACCAGCCCCAAAGTCTGGACGGTTTTTATTATTCTTTTTACTCTTTTCTGCTCCTGACTCAAGCGCCCCCTCTACAGCATCTTTTATGGCTCCTTCAGTATTACGAACAGTTTCACCAACCTTCCCCGGCATATTAGCGCCGATGCTTTGCCCTGTTGTTATATGAGAAACAAAGTTACCAACAGTATACGGGTTAGGGGTTACAACAGCACTAATCCCTGCAATAGCTGTTTCTAAATCTAAAATGTTTTTGTTAGCCATTATCCTTTCTCCATATCAAAGACAGACTTGTAAGAGACTCTACCGCCTTTAGCCACGGTCTTACGCTGGCGCATTTCTTGCTTTGCCATAGCCTGCTCCATCTCATTCATGGCTCTTACAGTAGGTGTAATTGTAACTTCGGGTGGAGTATCTTTATCTCGTCCCATCTCGTGCTGTAGTATATCCATACCATGACCAGCCAAGCCTTTACCTGTAGCTACTTGCAAACCTAAATCGACAACTCCTAAAGGTGTAGGGTTTCGTGCTACTCCAATAGCCTTTCCAAGATTCATAATATTTTTAAGTGCCATTATCCGTTCTCCATGTCTGTAATAGACTTATAAGAAATTAAACCACCCTTAGCATTCCTTCCGCGCATAATCTTTTTTTGCTGTGGATCACGGAAGAAACCGCCTTCTGAAATAACATCGCCCTTTTTATTGGGGCCAACATTACCTGTGCCTGTAGCTGGCCCTTTAATAGTTCCTGCAAGATGCTCTGGAATTGTTTTACCCGTAAAAGCTTTTGAGGCTAGGTTGGCTCCCGTATAAGCTATCCCTGCTGGAGTAGGCTTTATAGCTGTAGTAACCACACCAGCAATGGGGTTATTAGCTAAATCTTTTATATCTTTAAAGGATGGCATTCTAATCTCCCGGTGGAAAACCTAACATTTTTTCATTTGAAATTATCCAAGACTTTGGTATTGCAATTTCTGCATCGCCTTGAACAGCTACCCCATCTTCAACAAGAAAGTGTGGGCATATAATTATTGTATCTTTATCTTCGTAAACAATGATTCCGCATGAGACTGCCAAGGCTGAAGTAATCTTCTTTAGTTCTTCTATGTCCCTCCAACCTACGTTAGAACCTCCAGAGGCATCACGCCATACGATCTTATGTATCGTTACCACTTGACCTTATCAGCCCAATAAGCCGCAGACATCTTTCCGCGCTTGATGTTCTTTCTGTGACGGGCTTTGAAGCTCTTGCGCTTGGCCTTCATACGTGCAGATTCACCAGCCTTTGGCTTGCCAGCAGTCTTAGCGCCCTGCTCACCAAAACGAATTATCTTTTCTTTACCGCCTTCGCAGGCTTTGACAACATGAGACTTCTTAGGGTGGTTAGGTGTGCGTCGAGGCTTGTTGCAGGCCATCTTCTTCTTGTCAATCTTACCACCCTTAGCAACCGCATAGCGTCTTGTAACACCACCTTTAGAATATGCAAAGTCTTTACGTTCTCCACGCACCGCGTTCTTAACAAGCACTAGTGGGCCAACCTGAATAGCTTCATCACCAGCTATAATAGGGTCGCCAGTAACTCTATCAAAGAAATATGAATGCCTGTCTGGGTTATAACCTACTTGAGTCCAATCAGGATCGTGGAGCGCCTGTTGAGCCAATACATAGTTCTCTTCATCAGACCTATTAATAAGATTACCATCAATCCTAGCAAATGGAGACTTAGCTCCACCTTTCATAACCTTTTCAGCTTTTGCCTGCTCGCCTTTTGTCGGCATTAAATCTACGTTCTTTATAGCCGCTGTAGCTCTGTGCGAGGCTTTACCTTTGACATGAACAGTTGGAACCCACGTATCGTGATTCGTATAGGCCGGTATGTCTAACCTTAAGCCTACCTTCTGTCCATCAGGAATCTCTAGGTTAATCTTTTCTTTCTTATTTTTATCTAGTGCATTGAACATCTCATCATAAGTTGCTGGTTCAGGAACTTCTGCATACGGGCTGAGCGTTGCATCAGGCACAGGCATTCTTTCAAAGCCTTCCTTAACATTCTTTTCAGTTATTGGTTCAGCACCGGCCTTAGACAGTACCCTAGACAGTTGCTTAACAAGCGCACCAGCCGCAAAGCCTGAACGATCTTCTTCGTCTATGAAAGCCCCACCAGCCTGCTGGTCGTAGGGCCGTCCCGTCATCCTGTCTATGCGCTCATCAGGCTCTACAGGGACTTGAGGGACGTTGTAGACTTCGCCGCCTTTACCATAAGCAGATCTCAAAGGAGGTCTTGGACGCTCCTCAACCTTTGTAAGCGGTGTCTGCTCATAAGCGTTTTGAATGCTGTAGAGGTTTTGTATATATGCGAAATATTCATCTTGCTCGTTAAGGCCTGTCTTTTTTACAAGGTCTATATAATTATTTTTTACGTAGTCTGTAAAGTAAGGGCGATTTCTGAACAAGGCTATCCGCTGATCGGCCCCAATGCCAGCCCTTTTTAATTCATATTCAGTCGCTATGTCGCCAATCAACAGTCTAGATCTACGCACTGTGTCATACAAATCTTGTTGGGCCTTGTAATCACCAGACAGCCTTCTTTCAAAAGATTGCAATACTTCTTCTGCATCTTTATTAAAGCTTGGCGTAGCTGAAGACTGATTGCCCCTTCTACCTAGATAATTTCTGGCGGCATAATAAACAGTCTCGTCATCGTTTCTTGGGGTTATTCTAAATCCAGCAAGCGCGAGCGTTTCTAAATAAGGATCTCTTCTGGGCCTGTCAAAAGCGGCTTTCTTCTCATCAGAAAAAATATTTCTTATGCCTGTCGTTGTTCCCGGCTCAAAGGTCTTTAATAGCTCTATTGCTACATTACCAAAAAACTCGCCTAGGGGCATTTCAGGTTCTGTTAATACAGTGCCGTCTGAAGCTCTAACTGTTTCATCTGCTACCCTACCTTTAACAGCCCTACTTATATCAACAATAGCTTCCGTTAGTATGGACTGTTCAGCATAAGGAGCGCCTAAAGATATTAAAGCTTGCTCTGCGGCACTAGAAAGGACTTCATCTAGTTCTTTACCTTGCCGTTCTCCAGAAATTATTTCGCCATATATTCTTTGGATAGGTTCTTTTATAGTATTGTAAGAATCAATAAAGCGCGTGTCTATTGTCGCAGGCTTACCATCAACCATCGCATGGATTCTGGTGGCTTTAGACCAAGGCGTTTCGCTATTGGCTTGTGCCGCTTCTGCTTCAGCCTCATCAAAACCCATGAGATATTCACTTGCCGTTGACGCGCCCTCAAATCCTACTGTCGGGAGAAGCGTAAAGCCCGTCAGTCTTTTTGCACCTCTTGCCGCTATTACACGATTACCAGAATTTATTTCTTCAGCGGCCTGCTTAACAATATTTATACTTGTCCTGATAATTTCTGATGGGAAGGCTGGGAAGTTTCCTACAAACAAATATCGCAGATTTTTAACAAAGGGAGGAACCAAGTCATAGTTTGGGAAAGTATTTCTAATAATTTGAGCCGCCCTCATTTCTAAAACTTCTTCGCTTTCATCAGGAAAAGCCTTCTTCAAAGTTTTAAGTTCATACTCAAAGGCATTCATTTTGTAGAAATCGTCTGTTCCCATATAGACGGCTTCAGCACCTTCATCTATTTTCTTGAGATTCTTAATTGGCAACCGATCTATAAACCCCTTTGGGTCTATATTGAAATCTCTTAAAGCTCTTCTATATTCATTTACCTTTACACTGGTGTTGATTACGCCCAATCGGGTGTATCTCTGATAGGAGTCAGTTAAGGACTTATCGTCAAAAAACCAGCCCTGCTGATTAGCAATAGCTTTCAAAGAATTTGAACCGCTATGGAAAGGATAAATCATCCCGTTCGCCAATCCAAACTGTGCTCCACCAAAAATGTTACGCATATGAGTACCTATACTGCGTACAGTTTTAGATTTTTGAGTTTCACCCTTTAAGCGAGAAAAAATACGTAAAGCTGTAGCAACCATACCATCACTACCAGCAAGAAAATCATCTTGCAACCCTTCTAAAGCCGCCTTAACTTGTGGTGTAGTGTACATCCCATCTAAAGGACTACCGGGAATATCTAACTTAGCATTATATTTTATAGACCTACCAGTTCTTTCGCTTGTTCTGGTTACTGGCCCACCACTTATAACATTCCCCGTCTTTGGATCAATAACTTCTTTTTCAAAAAGATATTTACCAAGGGCCGCGCTCTTTAAATTCTCATTAAACCTGTTGTTTTCTACAAGCCTTGCCATCTTCGTGACGGTTAAGATTACATCTTCAGATGGATTTTCAACCTCACCAAAAAACTCCTTGGCTGTTTTTGAAAGGTCTTGTCTTTCTAAAAGTATTTTTCTATTTTCAGCAGTCGTATTTCTAAAGAATTTTAAAACATCGCCTCTAGATCCTTTTACACCGTCTAGAATTGAATCGACTATGCCTTGTGCCTCTTCGCCCATCCTCTTTATTTCATCAGGAGTTATAGGCCCAGCCTCCATAGCTGTCTTCATCTTCATGTTCTGAATCTGCTGAACAAATCTTTTGACAACAGCATCATCAGGAGTATAACCAGCATCCTCAAACATCCTGTACGATTGTCTCAAATACTGACCAACATTATCTTCAATTGTCTTTTTAACATTACTGTCTGGGATATTAGAATTAACAATCCTAGAAGATAGCGAATCAATTAATTCTCTAGCCTCTAAAACATTTTCAGCTACTTCAACAGGCAGTCCCATCTTATTAGCTTTAAACTGTAGTGTGGCTTTTGGATCAAAATCATATGCAGTTGTCAGAGCCTGACGAACTTTATCTGTTACTTCGCCCTTCTCTTCAAGACTATTCAATGAGCGTTGCAAACGCATAGCTATGTTTTCAGATTCTTGAATAATTTGTCTAGTCGCGTACTCTTTATCCCTGTGCATATTAAATGCTAATGGAGTAAAGTATCCTCTCGACGTAAACAAACTACCTAAAAATCTGTTTATAAAGCTAGACTGTTGCATCTCAACTTGAGCCAAGCCTTCAGGAGTTTCTGAAAACTTCATAGTATCTGTAGGCTCTATTCTAGAAATTTGTATTTCTTCTCTAGCTTCTTTGAGCATCTTGAGTGCTTGTTCTGCTTGTTCTTCGGGACTTAATTTTTGTCCTTTCAATACGCCAAAGACTTCAAGCATTCTAGCGCCTAAAGCCCCACCGCCTTTACCAGCCAGCTTTATGCCTTCTAAACCTAAATCAAAAGCGCCAGATAAAAACATTGCTTCTAGACTAAGCTTTATTCTTTTATCCAAAGCATCATCATCTTCTTTGATTTGAAAAAACTCAACAAAGTCTTTTGTGTTCTGCTTTAATTGAATAACGCCTTCTTCGTCAAGATCAGAAACAATTCCAGCAATAGTCTCAGAAGGATCGTCAGAATACAAAGCGTTCTCAGTAATTACAGACGCCATACCGCCAGCCATAAGAGTTTGAGCAAGTTGAGGCAACTTACTTACGCTCTCGACAAAGGGCTTTGCAGTTTTATATGCACCCGCACCAACCACAAAGTAGGGTAGAATCATAGACGCTCCACCAGCAAGAGTAGAGTATTCTTTGTACTCGCCTGTTTCTGGTTCGATGATGTCTTCTTTTTCTACATCAGCGCCGTATGCTTGCATACCTTTAGAAAGATTATCAACTAATAGGTTTTTAAACTTAGTTACTGTTTCTTCAGGTATTAACTCACCTTCAGGCCCTTTGACGCCTATCATCTCTCCTACAGCACCTAGTGGATTTTGCCACGCGGCATTGAGAACATCTTGGCCTAGCTCTACTGGACCCATAGCTGTTCGCGCAAGGGTTTGAGTAAGGTCAGCCGCAAGGTTTTCTTCTGGAGGCTCAGAAGGCTCTTGTACAGGCTCTGGTGCTTCTTCAGGTTCTTTTTTAAAGGCTTCTAAAAGACCCTGCTCTTTAGCCCTTGCCTTAATTTCATCATCAGACAGGGTGCCGTCATGCACAACATAAACTATGCGACCATCACCAAGTGTAACTTTTGTTCTGTATCTTTCAGTCATTTAATATGGCTCAGTACCAATAATCTCAGGTTCAATTGTTAGGCCTGAAATTAGACCACCCAATATAGATGTTCCCTTTTTAATGTAATCTTCTATATCTTCTTCAGTACCGTCTCTTATAGTAGCCGCATAATCTTTCAAAAAATTCTGCATAAATATGTTAGTAACCACATTAATTGACTGCGCTATACTCTCTTGATAAGCATCTTCTTTTCTATAATTGCTAGTATCTTGGGCATATTTAGTATATAGCGCCATGAATCTAGCGAACTGCTGGGGTGAGCGCGGCTTTAATCCCGTAACACCCGGAACAACAGTAGCTTCTTCTCCCTCACCACCGGAAAGGGTTTCGGGTGAGGCAAGCTCTGCTAAAAACCTTTTACGCGCCCCTTCAGAAAAATAGTTTTGCACTACATAGGCCATGCCCTCAACAGTCTGAACTTCCCTAGTACCTATATGCTCGTCGTTATCGCTATCAAAAGGCTCTTTATTAGTTATTCGTTTATTACCCCGTGCATCTGTCTCTATTTCAAGCACGTAAGTGAGGTCTTGATCGCCTACACGAGCAGTTATAATTTTAGGCTCACTGAATGCTCCTGTTGGTAGCTCTTTTATTTTTTGGCTTATCTTTTCAGCCGCCGCTTCGTTATCAGCATAATTTGAAGACAGTACAAGATCTCTGGTTCTTCCGTAAGTCTTCATCAGGGTGTTGAGTCGCTTGGCCTGCTCTGCCTCTGAAAGATCAATAGTTCCAGAAGGCCCTTCAACTTGAGGAGTGCTATATTCTTTTAGTGCCGCGAGTTGACGTAGCTCCATATCTTCATTAGACATACCATCTACCATGCCACGCATAAAGGATGTAATGCCTTCTTGGATATTAGAAGGCCTCAAGCGTTTTTGAATTAAGTCAAGGCGATTAGTGTAGCTTCCACTTTCAGGCGCTTGTTGAGCAATAGTCCTCATTTCTGATATCAAGCCCATCTTTTTCTTAGCTACTGTAGCCGCCATTTCATTAACAAGCGCATCAAAGTGACTTGTACCTAACTGTGCGCTAGGGTTTTGTTGTTGAATCTGTTGCTGGGCTATTGGCTTTGCTAGACCTAGCTCATATTGATATTGAGACATACCTGAATCCGCTACTCGCTTGTCATAATCCAATAAAAAAGCAAGGCTATTATCGGCTCCCCTAGCAACTTGCCTAGCTGACTGAACATCTTCACGTTGCATAAAGTTCATAGTCTTTTCTTGCAAAAAAGTATTAGCAAGTTTTTTTAAGATCTGAACGCCTGTCCCAAGATAAGCCGCCCTTTCTTCATCCTTACGTCTACGCCTATTTCTATCACGCTGTTGTTGAAGTAGGGATTGTCCAAACTCTTCAATAGACATTACTGTTGTACCTCTTCTTCTGGATTCTGTAACAAACTAGTAGGCTCTACATCCATCTCTTCTGCGGTAGGTAGCTCTTCTAATTTAGCTTTGTCTTCTTCAGTTACAAACGGCAAGGGAATATCAGAAGCCGATATTTTTCGTAACGCATCTACTTTCTCTTTACTTAATTTAGTTCCAAAGAAGATTTCGTCTTGTAGTTCTTCCTCATCTTCGCCTCTAAAAATAACAGGCTCAACTCCTGCTCTTTCTGCAAGCGCCATAATCATATAGGCTGTAGGCTCTGCAAGAAGCATCATTAAATCTACGGTCCATTTGCCTGCCGTAAAGCCTTTAAACAACAGAACTTGAGCAACATCCATGACAGGCATATCATCAATTAATACCTGAATTAATCGCTCGTAATTTTCTTCGTCTATAAGCTGTGAAAAGATCCATTCAGAAGCCTCATGAATCGTCACATACTCTGGAGGCTGTTCATAAGGCGCTGGACTATCAGGATCAGAAGTAAGACTCTGCCCCGGAATAGCTCGACCACCATTTATTATCGTATCGTAGTATTGTTCATTCATTATGAATAACCCTGCTGTCTCATAAAGTCAAAGTAGGAGTATAGGCTTGAAAGATCTCCGAAAGGCTTAGACTGAAGATCAGCACTGTAGGCCCTGTAGTATTCTTGTGCCTGTCCTGTATTAAACATATCTCCAATGCCGGTTGTAGACCCCATATCAATTGCTGGTACTGCAATAGCGTACTGGTTATATTGATATTCAGGAACATCTTCTAGGCCTATAGCCTGCATGACCTTAGTTGTGCCTGCTTGCACTATTCGTGCTGGGGCTTGTGCTATTTCTTCTTTAGTAAGCCTGACGCCTTTTTCATAAAGGCCTTTTCCTAGAGCCATGCCCTTTTCAGCAACTGTCTCTGGGGCCACGTAAACAGGCTCTCCTGTGGTTATAGGCGCGGTTGTCCTTCCGCTCGCTACAGCCGCTGGAGGTGGCCCACTCATATAAGTTACGCCATCTATTGTCCCTACGGGGCCAAAAGGATCAGCGGTTTTACGTACAATAGCTCCTGTAGCGTCTGTAGTATACGATCCAGCCTGCACACTTTCCAGAACTGTAGGAGGTCTAGAAGTAACGCCACCTGTCGGGGGTGCCATATCACGAGGAGTAAGCAGGCTTTGCCCCTCCATCGTAGGTGCGGGGATTTCTGGGCTTGTCATAGCGCCTTCAATTTGTCCCTGCAAGCCCTCTTGAACCTGTGCTGTTTGTCCTGCCGCTAACTGTGCGGCTTGGGCAGGATCAACAGTAGGTACAAAAATATTTTTACCGGCGGCTACTGTATCTGTCATGGCCTGCTGAGTAGCCTCCCAGACACTGCTCCAGTTAGAATCGCCTACATTAATATTCATTTTTGCAAGCCCTTTACCAATAAAGCTATCTGGAGTAACTCCCAAGCTATTTGCAAAAGCCCCTACAGTTTCTCCAACAACTTTAGTAACACCTTCTGATACAGTACTAAAGAAGTTACCGACACGCCCAGCAACTTTTACAGCCCCTTGGATAAAACTAGAAGCCGCTTGACCTATAGCTCCACCGCCCTGTAACATTCCTGCAAGCCCACCAACAACTCCGGGGCTTGTGCCAACCAACATTCCCGATAGGATTTGCCCGACCCCCGGCAGGACTAGAGCAAGACCAATTTGACCAATGATGCCAATCTTACCCATAAATTTTCCAACAGACTTAAAGACACTTTTAACGGCTTTGCCAATTTTTTTAAAGACCTTTTTTATGCCTTTGAATATTTTTTTAAAAAATCCCATAATTAAGGGCCTCCTCCATCTGGGAAAAACTGATTAATCAAATCGGTTAGCGTGTTTACAGTTGTATTACTGCTATTTCCAACTGCCGCCTCATTACCAAGAGCTACTGCTAACAATTGAGTCTTTCTAGTTTCTGAATTTTCGTATGCCTGATTTATGTAATTAGCCTCATCTCTAGCCGCCAGCCAAGCATTTTGTTGCTGTTGCATAGACATAGCAAAAGCATTCTGAACATTTTGTTGATTTGCCGCGTTTTGTGCGGCTGTCTCAGCCAGAGAAACCTGACGCCTCCAAGCAATATCTGCTTGAGCAATAGCATTAGCATTAGCCGCATTGAACTGTTCGCGTCTAAAGTCTTGGTCAGAATTAAACTGATCGGCTTGTAAAGTCATTTGAGCCTGTGCAATTCTTTCAGAGCTATCAGCACGTAGTTGTGCGGCACTAACAGTAGCATTAGCACTTATTTGAGTGCTTGCTATTTGAGCATCTGCACCAATCTGAGTAGTTGTTATACGTGTGTCTGCATCTAATTGAGCAATGTTCTGTCTATTTGTTGCATCAGCATTAAATTGCGACATAGCATTTGCTTGAGAAGCATTAAACTGATTTATCTGAGCCGCTAAACTTTCATTAAACTGATTAACTTGATTTTCGCTTTGAGCATTGAACTGCTTTGCGGCATTGTCCATAGACTGATTAGACAATAAAGTTTGTTGCATCATCTGAGCATTAAGTACTGCTGACTGCTGACGATTGTTTAGGTTTGCCATGTCCATCTGCAAAAAGGCTTGGGCATTCTGGGCGGCAAGCTTTGTTCTATTATCAGCATTAGAAAGATCTAAAGCCGCCATTGCTGTAGCATTTTGCATAACTGCTTGTTGACGATTATCCAAGTCCTTCATGGTCATAGTTTGCATAAACTTACTATTGGCAAGTTGAACTTGTTGGTTGGCATCAAATTGTTTTATGTCCATATTGGCATCAATCTGAGCATTAAACATAGCGGCTTCTTGTTGATTTGAAAGGTTTGTAATCTCCATTTGCTGTGCAAGTTGAGCATTAACCTGTGCCGCCTGCATACGCTGTTGATACACTGCTAACTGTTGTGTATTCTGAGCAGACATATTTTGAGCATCTGCTTCATTTCTAGCCTGTAAGTTTGCAAGCTCAATTTTTTCAGCCGTAGACAAACGAGCAAGTTCTGCATTCTGCCTCAACTGAGCATTTTGAGAAAGAACATTAACTGTAGTCATTAGCTCCTGAAGCCTAAAGCGATTGGCTTCTGTAAAGTTTGCGGCATCAGTAGCGGCACGTTCAGCAAGATTTGCAAGTTCCATTTGCTGTTCATTTGCTAAATTAGCCATATCCATTTGTTGTGCAAGCTGAACATTAGTCTTCTTAAAATCTACAAGAGTATTTAGATTTGTTAGCCTTGTTTGATTTTCAGCCGTCATTGTATCTCTTGCGGCGGCATTCTGTTCAGTAAGATTTGAAAGCTCTAGCTGAAGCTCTGAAGATAGGTTTGCTTTTTCCATATCTTGTTGTAGTTCAGCTTGTCGCATTGTACGATTCACTTGAGCATTGTATTGAGCAAGACGCGCCTGCTGGTCAACGCTTAAGTTTTGTGCGCCTGCTTCGTTTAGTACTTGCAAGTTAGCAAGATCTAACTTAGTAGCAGAATCTAAATTAGCTATAGCAACCTGTTGCCGTTGTGCAGACTCTTGAGATGCTCTTTGTTGAGCATTTTGAAGATTCTGCATCCTTGTCTGCTGTTGTAGCTGTGCGGTTGTTAATGTAGCTTGTTGTTCAAACTCACTCTGACGTACATTAATTTCTTGCGCCATTGCCGCTGTCTGAGAGGCCGCTGTTTGACGATTAGCAAGGTTTGCCATACGTTGTTGCATGACTTGTGAAGCCTGCTGTACGTTTGCCTGTTGCTCATTTGAAAGATTTTGTGATGCTCGTTGTTGAAGGGCTTGAGCATTGCTTTGAGCAATTGGTAAGGCGCTTTGAATAATAGCATTAAACAAAGCATCCCTTCCTACTGTAGAAGCAGAAAGACCTCTTTGAGCCATTTGAGCGTTTATAGCATCTACGGCTGGTTTAGCCCATGCTGGAACCTCTCCATCTTCCATACCAGCAAGCAAGCCTTCCATCTGTGTAGAAACTAAAGCTTCTTTTGGAAGAGCCGCTACAGCCGCTTTGACAGAAACAGGTTCAGTATCTAATTGAGCCTCTACGGTTTGAGGATCATCAAGAATTGCGGCAGTTACTTCAGGAGGAAGATTACCTACAACAGCATTCATATCAGCCGCCGCCGCCTTCCTTGCTTCGCCTGTGACCGCCTGTCTAGATGCCGCCGCTAAAGTAGGAATACCTCCAATCTGTGAGGCATCCCCCTTTGGGGCTTCTCCTAGAATAGCTTCGCGACCTTCAAGATCAATTGAAGGCGCATTACCTAATTGTTGTGCTATTCCTCTTTTGGCTTCTCCAACCTGTGCAGTTCTTTGTGCGGCTAAAGCAAACTCTGGGATATCATCAAGGTTTACACCCTCACCAGTAACAATTTCCATCAAGTCTTTTTTAGTTCTTTCTGAAATTTGCTGTGCAATACGTGTGGCTACCGCAGGACTTTGAGCCTCAATAACTGAAAAACGCTCATCGCTTGTAATACCGTCAGCATATTCTTTTGCTTCTGGACGCTGTGCGGCAGTAGCCCTAGCCGCCTCTTCTTGCGCTTGATCTCTTTCAACCGCTACAGCCCTTTCAGTTAAACCCTGTTCTTCAAACTGAGCAAGGGCTTCATCACTAAGCTCGCCCTGCTCTGCTTCAACAGTTGGTACATCTCCCTCATCAATAAGCGTTGCATCATACGTAGAAGCTTCTATAGCATTAGGAGCATCTGCTGTTGTAAGCGTAGCTTGAGCAACACCTGAAGATGATGTTGCTGGTGTTGCTGATGTGCTTGGGGTTGCTGAAATTGGAGGCCCTGCCTGAACGCCTGTTGCCGGTCCAGTTGTCGCTGGTCCAGTTGTTGTCCCGCCTGATGAAACTGAAGATCCCGACGAAATAGTTGGCGCTTGTACATCATAAGTAGTGTCAAGAGTAACAGGATCAGCACCAGCAGGCGTTTTAGTCACACGATCAGAAATGTCTTCTGCAACATCACTGACACCATATTGTGGGCCAGTGGTGCCTGCGGTACTAGTTTGATCAGAAGGTGTTTTAATTACTCTATCAGAAATGTCTTCTGCAACATCACTGACGCCATATCTTGGGCCACCTGTTTGTCCCGTTACTACATTTAATAAATTAGAAGCCGTTGTTTCAGCGTTTGAGGCTGTTTCTTGCCCTTTATTTGTTTGTCCCGTTACTACATCTAATAAATTAGAAGTCTTTGTTTCAGGAGTTTCTATTACTTCTGGTCTTGGTCCAGCAGTTCTAGGACCGCCTGTTCGTGGACCGCCTGTTCGTGGACCGCCCCTTAAGTTAGGCTTGTTTCTTGTATTCGCTTCTCGCCCTGCTTCAGCTAAAACATCAGGATTACCACGCCTGAATGTTTCTAGCACTTCAGGACTCATTGGCCTAGGGCCTCCTGTCATTGGCCCAAAAGGTCTAGGGGGTGCGCTCTTTGGTGGCGCATCTTTTATATTGGCTGTTTGACCGCTCTGTAGTTTTTTTAGCATTTCAGGACTCATTGGCCTAGGAGTTGTTGTAGATCGTCTACCACCGCGTCGAGCCGCATAACGAATACCACCACGCCTAGCACCACCGCGCCCTTCTTCGTCCTCGTCTTCGTCCTCTTTTTTACTTAGATCAGGCGCTGTTACTTTACGAATATTTTCTTCTTTCATTTCTGTAACAGGAGTAGCATATACTTTAGGATCATTCACGTTGGTTTTTTCAGGTGTATATACATGGGCTTCGGGCAAGTCTTCTACTGTAACAGGATCAGGATATTCAAAACTATCCCACACAGAAGAGCCGGGAGCTTTAGGACGAGTAGGATCTTTAGAGGGTACATAAGGCGTACCATCATCTGTCGTGCCGCCACCAAGTGTTATACCCGTATTATTGCCCCCAAAAGAAACACCAAAAATATTTCCATAACCAAGCCCCATCGAACCAAGGCCCCCACCAATCACAGCTTCAAAATCTTCTTTGCTTCCTTGATATCCTGCTGAAACTGCATTTTCATAGATTGTATCTATATCAATGGTTGGGGTTTCTTGAGTAGTTTCAGAAGTATTATTACTTCCTGAAGTTGACTGACCACTACCAAAAGACTGTTGAAATTCTGCAAAAGTCCCATCAAATGAACCATTACCTTTTGCCAGTTCGTACATAGCTTTTAAAGTAAATTCTGGTACATCACTATGGCTAGGACTATGTGGCACATACCGACCCACTTTATTTATAGAGTGTGAGCCTTCATGGTATTTCCGTCTTCTATGTCTAGCGACTTTTTTTGCTTTTTGCTTTTTAGCCATTTATCTATTCCTCAGTACGACCAGATTGCAGGAGATGGAAAAGCTTCTTCTGCCATATCTAAGTGTATAAATCGTCCTTTTCCTTTTTGATTAACACCTATTCTTTTTATACCATGCTTCATGGCAACTTCAAGAACCTTTAAAGCTTTATCTCCGCTTACTGCTATATCAACTGCACAGCCTGTTGTATGTGCGCCTACGCGACTTTTAGAAGCCTCTATAGGGTGGTCAACACATCTGTAACCAGAGCTAATAACAAAAGGAAAATTACATTCTTCTCTAATGTTATTTAAAACCTTTAAAAATTCATCATCAAACTTATAAGTACCGCAGTGTTGACAACTCAACTCTTCTTTTGTAAAGTAACTCATTCTAGTCTCTAGCGACTTTCTTCGTTTTCTCTACAGTTCTCATAGCTCCTAAGCCCAACATACCCAAAAGTACTGGCATCATTTCAGAGATATCAAGATTTGGCATGACAACATCTATACCAGCCAAAGCACAACCAAAGTTCCCAATAGGCACAGCAATAAAATTAAACCCCATACCGGCAACACAAATCCAACCTGTCGCTGGACGCCATCCACTAACAAAGATGCTAGTGTGTTTAGCTTCTTCACGATTAATTGATATTTGTTCTTTAGCCAATTCATGGGCGTGTCTTGTAGCCATTGTAGAAATTTCATGGGCCAACCTCGCTTTTTCATCCGCATCAGGAATGAACTTGTCTAAAAGGCCCGTAATCGGGCCTACTAGCATTTCTAACATTTTACTTAGCCTTCCCAGCCAGCATCGTTTTCGTCGTAAACACCGTCACCATTGGTGTCGCAACCGCGTTGCCAGTACTGCATACCAAAGGTGTAGCCTTCGTGCCACGGCTCATATGCCAAGCACCATTCGTGCGACCCAACCTCTAAACCATCTGTAGGCTGTGCAACATAGTCACGTTTACTCCACGGTGCTTGAGCCGTAAAATAAATGTTTTTGTTGTTATATATTTTACGCTTAAACAAAGTACTAGCTTCGCTGGCAATATAAATCTCTTGACCAGCCTCTAGAGTATATGTAGAACCATCATCATAGTTGATAACAGTTTCTGCATACGCAGAGCCTACAAAGAAAGCTAAAAACATAAGAAAGTATTTCATAAAAGTTTCTCCTATCTAAACATATAAACAACCACAGAGGCTGTTGCTGTAATGATAACCCAAAACAACCTCTCAATACTAGTAGTTGTTTTAGAATTTAAAATGACATTGTTACTCAAAGTTCTTAAATCATCTTCTTGATCGTCCAATCTTTTTTCGTGTCTATCAAGTCTTTTAAATACAGACAACATACGCTCTTCAATACGTGCTAAATCAGAGACTGTATCAGATAACTTATCCAACTTTTCTTCTATACGCTCTAAGCGTTGATCGTTTACAACAGCCATTGTCATCCTCCAAAACTCTGTATAAAGCTAACGGTTGTCCATACAACCCCACCGGCTACCATTAGTCCTATAACAATGGCTGATACATCTAGCATTCTTCTTTGCCTGCGTCTTTGCTTGTAAATTATACGTTCTCTTTTAGCTCGTATGTCTCGACGCATTTGCATCATTTCTTTATAAGTGTCTTTACCATAAGCCCAAGTAATTAATTCTCTTACTTGCTTTTCTTGTTCTTCTATTTTCTTTTTAGCAATAACAGCATTAAGTGCTTGTTCCTCTACAGAGTTACCGTCAAACATCTTTTTAAATAACGGTGGGTTCTCTGCCTCTTTTTCAGCTTCTTTTATGTCAGACACCAGCCCATACCAGTGTCCTAGCTTTTGAGCTACGTGTTCAATCTCTGCGCCTTTACTAACAAGGACTTGAATACCCTTGAACGTAGAGGACGCTATAGCTACTAAAGATACGGGGTCCACAGATTACTCTGGCTTTGTAGGCCATGTGATAGTTCCGGGGAATCCTTCTTGCTGTGGTACATCTCGTAAAGCCTGCCTGTAGGTCGCCATATCTGCTGACATGGTTACATCAGACAACCCGTAGTGGTCTGTAGCCTTTAACAAACGATCTCTATGTGCGCGATTATTGGCGCTTGCTTCGTCTTCTGAAAGGTCTTGAACTTGCCACTGTTGTGTCCACACTCCATCAACATTTTGAACGCTTTGTGTAACTCGTTGACTTTTGTAGTCTATTGTTGGTGATGTAGTTTCCGTAACACGATGCACTCCGTAACTAGCTAAAGTAGCGTCAGGAATTGTTTGAGGGAAACTTGTTTGTGGATTTTCACGGCGTAGCTCTCCAATGTTGTATGGAAATTTAGCTACCGCACCGTTTGTGATTTTAACAAACATAAATTATTCCTTTTAGTTAAAGATCAAAAGACCAAATAGCGGCAGTGCCGTTGTCAATAACATACATTTTTTTGCCGTTTGATTTAAAAAATACACCTTCAGGCACAAGAGTATAATCAGTAAGACTAAAATTTTGATTGTAAGAAGCGGTAGAAACATCCCATGCAGTGCTTAAATCATATTCAAAAACAGCATCATTTGTATAACCAGTAACATACATTTTTAATCCATCATCTCTAAAATAAAGGCCGCTTGGATTTGTTGCTTGGCTATTGACACTAAAATTTTGATTGTAAGAAGCAGTGGAAACATCCCATGCAGTGCTTAAATTGTATTCGTTTACATCATCTCCGCTTCTACCAAGAACATACATTTTAGTGCCGTCTGACTTAAAAGAAATGGTCATTGGATTAGTTTCTTGAGTTGAAACAGAGAAAACTGTTGTATGAGAAGCAGTGCTAATATTCCACGCAGTGCTTAAAGAGTATTCGTTTACCTCATCACCATTAAGGCCAACAATAAACATTTTTGTACCATCGGACTTAAAGAAAAGACCGGAAGGCTGGAGTTCTTGGGCTGAAATACTAAAACTTCTGGTGTAAGAAGCAGTAGTAAGATTCCATGCTGTACTCAAACCGTATTGAAGAACAACATCACCAGTTGCATCCGTAACGTACAATTCAGTTCCATCTGGTTTAAAAAACAAATCAGTAGGGTTTACAGTTTGTGATGCAACGCTAAAATAATTGGTTGTTGGCGCGGTAAAACTTGCTGTAGAAACATCCCATGCCGTACTTAAAGTAAATTTTGTAAATCCCCAATTTGATCCTCCAATAAACATTTCTGTACCGTCAGACTTAAAATCAAGCCCTGTTGGGTTATTTTCTGCCTCCAATCCACTAAGATCCTTGTACTGAGAAAAAGAAGCTGTACTAATATTGTATGCCGTAGTTAAATCAAATTCATACACACGGGGGCCATAAGTACTATCAACAATAAACATTGATGTACCATCATCTTCAAATCGTAGACCCTTAAAGGAGTTTATTGCTGGATTAACTACGCTTGTTGATCCTATATCAAGCAGTCTAGTATACGATGCAGTGCTAATATCCCATGCAGTGCTTAAACTCCATTGAGTAAGCCAATCTAACGACCCACCATTAACAATGTAGACTTCAGTTCCGTCCGGTTTAAAAAAAAGTCCTCGTTCTGGGCTATGATTTACACCCGATACAGTAGTTAAATTACCAAGATCTCTAGTATAAGAAGCAGTAGAAACATCCCATGCAGTGCTTAGTGTATATTGATAAAGTTTGTTATTTTGTAGGCCCGTAACATACATTTCAGTTCCGTCTGATTTAAAAAAAAGCGCCTGTGGATTATTGTCTTGTGTTGTAACCTGAAAGCCTTGATTGTATGTTGCTGTAGACAAATCATATGCTGTTGATAAATCGTATTCACGCACACTGTCAGGATTGGTATTGGTAATAAAATATATTTTAGTTCCATCAGGCTTCAAAAATATATTTTGATTTGAACCTTGTGGTTGCGTAAATTTAAAGTTTATTGGACTACCATTAAAAACAGCCGTAGAAATATCCCAAGCTATACCACCACCAGCGTTACCAGCGGAGGCTTGAATTGCTTTTAAAGCTAACCTACTCATCCTAAAGCTTGCCCCGCTGTAAACCCGTACCAAGTTGTGCCGCCGTCATGGGTGATAAACACAAAGTAATCAACCGCTGATGCCGTAGCTGTCAACGTAGGCGCTGTAGCACTAGGCCAATCTACTGATGCAGGCCAAGTTACTGTATACCCAGAAGCACTAGCATCCTGCACAAGTTTCAACGTAAACGCAGATACCTTGCCGCTAGACGCTGGGTTGCTAAACGTAAACGTAGTATTCTCAGTCAGTGTATGACTAAAGTTTGTACCATCA